ATCGTTGACGACGTGAACCGGGCGAACAGTGAAACAGCCATGGCAATTTTCTTAGGCGAGACGATCAAACCAGAAGTACAACGTTTCGTAGATAAACTTAACGAAGACTTGATGGTTAAAGAGTTTGGCGAAGAGTTTTATCTCGACTTCGTAGACCCAACCCCGGCCAACCGCGAGCAGGAGCTACAGGAATACGCGAACGGCTCACAGTATGGCTGGCTCTTAATCAACGAGATCAGACAGCGCGAAGGACTTCAGCCCGTCACTGGCGGCTGGCAGTTCTACAAGCCTTTCTCCGACGCGCCTATGGGTGGACTCGATCAGAACGTTAAGAAGATCGGTGGCGCGACCAAAGAAGAAGCCTACGAGAAGATCATACCGAAGCAATACGACTTCAAGGGCCGCTACTGGCTCAAGCAGAAGTTTATACGCTACGAGTTCATGCAGAAGTACGCGCTCGAAGCCGCAGGGCAGATAATGAAGAGCATGGACAAACACCGCAAGCATTCCTTGCTTCAGAAGCCAGAGCATAAAAAAGCCTACGCCGAGCTGGTGAACAAATCCATCGACAACCAAGCTAAAAAGCTCTCGATGGACACCAACAAGTTCATGGCCGAACAGATGAACCGCGTGCTTGCCAGTTTCGACAAGAAGATCAAAGGCAAGCGCAGCAAGGCGGTGAGCGTCACCCAAGAGAACATTTTCAACAAAGATGAAGAGCTTAAACTATCGTTCGAGTTCATCTCTCCGTACATCTCGGAATTCGTAAAAGAAGCGGGCGTGGACGCGCTCAAGCTCACCAACCCGAACGTTGACTTTCAGACCACTGAAAGAATCCAAAGCTACATCAGAAAACGCGCCGAGAAGTTCGCTAAGGAAGTGAACAACACCACGATTGAAGGACTCGACAGAACGCTGGCCGAAGGAATAACCGCAGGCGAAAGCGTCGCGGAACTGAGGACGAGAGTAGAAGCGCAGTACAAAGACTTTCCGGTTTATCGGTCTGACCTCATTGCTCGCACTGAAGCAACCGCCTCAACGAACGAAGGCATGATCGAAGGTTACAAACAAAGTGACGTGGTAGACGGTAAGGAATGGATCAACGCAGGCGACGCGCGAGTGAGAGAAGATCATCAAGACGGCGTCGGGGTTGGCGGCGAGATCGTAAGTTTAGACGGGAGCTTTTCAAACGGGCTGAAGTTCCCAAACGAGCCAAACTGTCGTTGCGTAGTCGGCCCGGCTTTCCTTACTAAGTAAACTCTGAGATAATATCTGTATGGACAAAACTTTACAACAGAAAAAAGCCACCTTCAAAATCAAGGCGGTCAACGAAGCAGATTATACCATAGAGGGCGTTTTCTCGACGGCAGACCCCGACTGGCACGGCGAGATCATCGACCAGAGCGGCTGGAACCTTGATATTTTCAAGGCTAACCCGGTCATTCTGCTCGCGCACAATGATTGCAGCCTGCCGGTGGGTAAGTGTATCGAGATCGGCATCGACCAAGACGGCAACCTTGCGGGCAAAATCCGCTTTGCCGCCGAAGAGTACGAAGTAGCTATGACGGTCTTCAAGCTTTACGCTGGCATGTATATGCGGGCGTTCTCGGTCGGGTTTATGAACGACGAGATGGACATGGACGGCGAAGGAACCATCTTGCTCAAGAAAAATACCCTCTACGAAATCTCGTGCGTCTCTGTCCCGGCCAACCCTATGGCGCTCGCGAGATCGAAGGGTATCAACACCGAGCCGCTTGAGAGAAAGCTCAAGGAGCTGGCAGAAGGCAAAGTGGAAACGAAAAAAGAAGAACCCAAGGAAGAGATGAAAGAACCCGAGAAAGTAGAGGCTGAGACTGAAGAGCAACAGCTTGAAAAGGCGCTGAGCGCAATTCCCAAAAAAGAAAAATTCATACGTGACGCTATCGGGACATTGACCTGTCTCCTAAAGAGCATCACGGAAGCCGATACCCAAGGTGAAAAAGAAAAGTCGAACACCCCTGCTCAGCAGGGCGGCCAACCCAAAGCACAGGTCAAAGAAAAATTGCTCATTAACAAAGCTGTGAGGGAACTACTCGCGGCTAAAAAACTCTAACGTATGGACTTAAATGCCATTCTCAAGAAAGACCCGGCCTCTTGCTCTGCCGAAGAACTCGCAGTAGTGAAAGCTAACTGGGATCGTCTTACTCCCGAAGAACAAGCGAAATTCGACGCCGCTGTAAACGGTGGTCAGGACAGCGCTCAGGGCGTCAAAGCCTTGCTCGCGAAACAGATTGCCGAAGCTGCCGAGAAACTCGGTAACGAAGCGTCTGAAGAAGTTCTCTCGAACTTCAAGAAAGGTATCGAAGCTTCCCGCGCTAAGGCCGCTGTCGCTGGCCCGCAGGGTAGTCCGAAAGCCAACGAAGCGACCCGCAAATTCTTGCGCGCGCTGAAGTCTAAGAACTTCGCCGAAGCGAAAGAATTGTCGAAGAAAGCTGTCAGCACCGACACCGGCGCTGAAGAACCGTGGGACTCTGACGCTGGTTACCTTATCCCTGAAGAATTGCTTGCCGAAATCAAGCGCGTTCAGCAGGTTGGTTACGGCGTCGCTCGTCAGGAAATGCAAAACTTGCCTTTCTCTGGCGCGAGCAACACCCGCAAAATCCCGACGCTCAGCTCCTCTGTCATCCTTAACTGGGTGGAAGAAGGCGGCAAGATTGCGTCGAGCAAACCGAAGTTCGGCGTCGTGACGCAGACCCTCAAGAAACTTGCGGGCACCGTCATCCTCACGAACGAGATCATCGAAGACTCGGCCATCGACCTCGCCGGTTTGATTGCTAAGCTCTTCGCTGAAGCCACGCAGAAAGAAGAAGACCTTCAGTTCTTCAACGGCAGCGGTACGCCGTGGACTGGTATCCTCAAGAACACCGCTATCAACATCGTCACTCAGACGTCCGGCGACGTGAACCAGTTGACCGCCGACGACCTCTTGGACATGATCGACGCCACCCCGTCCGGTGCGCTCGCTGGTGCTAAGTTCTACTTCCACCGTACGATCTTGTCTGTCCTCCGCAAGCTCAAAGACGAGCAGGGCCAGTACATCTACCAGCGCCCGCAGGATGGTACGCCGGGTCAAATCTGGGACTACCCGTACATGACGGTAGAAGCGTTCCCGGCTCGCTCGACGGTTACCACGAACACGAAATACATCTTGTTCGGTAACCTCAAGAACACGTGCGTATTCGGCGATAAAGGCGGTATGCGCGTCATGTTCCTCGATCAGGCTACCTTGACCGACGACGACGGCGAGACTGTGGTGAACCTCGCCGAACAAGACATGGTTGCCACTCGCATCACTGAGCGCGTTGGTTACGTAGTCGTGTTGCCGGAAGGACTCACGGTGCTGAAAGCCTCTGCTACCGTCGTAGAAAGCTAAAAAAATAAGGGGGCGGGGAAACTCGCCCCCTCGTAAAACATTGCTCATTTAACAACTCAACTATGAGTGAAATTCAACGAGAAGACGGCGTGGAAAAAGTAATCCACTACAAAGAAGTGGTAGTTACCTCCGCGCAGATTAAAGCTCTCGTGGCAACCGACGTAGACTTGGTGGCCGCACCTGGAGCTGGCAAAGCTATCGAACTCATCTCAGTTATCCTGACGATGGTTCCGGCAGCGACTAGCCCGGTGGCTTATACCTGGGCCAACACCGACCACAACATCACGGTAGGCAGTGCCACGTTCGCTAACGACGCCGCAGCTCAGGCGCTTATCGAAGCCGCCGCGCGTTACTCGGCAGTTATCCGTCCGTCTGCTACTGAAGGAGCTTTGACCGAAAATGCAGCGCTCAAGATCGGTGCCTCTGGTACTGGTGAGCCTGCTACTGGTAACGGCACGCTTAAGGTGCGCGTTGCGTACCGCGTATGGAATGTAGCCTTGTAAACGTATGCCGCGTAATCCTGAAAAAGTCATGTACAAAATGTTCGATCCGGGAGTCAAGGCATACCGCAGCATGGATGCTGAGACTGCTAAACAGTTTGTCGCTTCTGCCAAAGAAGTAGAGGCGCAGTTAGTCGAAGACGGTGAGCTTGCCACGGGCGAGCAGGCCGTTTAACGCACATCTATGAATAGCTCTTTAGAACACAAAAACAAAGACTTCAAAGGTATTTGGGGAATCAAGAAATTCGCCAACCAAGAAGCCTTTGATCGTGGGGAAGCCTACGAAGAAGTCACCGGCCTTGAGAACCTTCTGTTAAACGAAGGTATTAACGAGCTGTGGACGTTGGTAGCTGGCACCGGCGCGACCAAGTTTGACGCCTCGAACGCCTACATCGGCGTAGGGGACGACAACACCGCCGCCTCTGCCGCGCAGACCGGCCTTATCGCCGCGACGAACAAAGCATACGTTGCTATGGACGGTTCATACCCGACCTATGGCACATCGCAGCTCGTCACCTTCCGTGCAACGTTCGACGGTTCTACCGCCAACTTTCACTGGCAAGAGTTCACCGTTGCGAACGGCAACAGTAACAGCGCTAAGAACCTCAACCGTCTTGTATCTGACCAGGGTACTAAAACATCTGGTCAAATCTGGCAGGTTACTGTCACCGTCACTCTCTCGTAGTCCTAGAATAAGCAGGGCGGCACACCGCCGCCCTTCTTCTTTCTCGAACTATCCTCTTATGAAAAACAAAAACTCGGGTCATTTTCAGGCGTTTAGTGAACAGTGGTTTAAAAAACAGCAGCGTGTTTTATTGTTTTTGATTAACGCACCCTTGCTAAAGTACTGGTTCAGATATTGTTTAAGAATCAGAAAAACCGACTTGTCACCTGCTAAAAGAATATCCTACCTTGGGCCTAATAGATTTTCTTATAATGAAAAAGTTCGATCTGATGGTGTTCGAGTAGTCACTACTGATATTAGGGCACATAATAAATTCTCAAAAAGATTATACTTCGCCTTTAAACCTTTGTGGTGGGCCATGCACACGTGGGACTTGTTGTTTGCCGATTGGGCGGCACCGAGCTTGTCGTTTGGTTTTTCTGTCCTATCTCCTATTTATCCTGACGCCGGAAATCCAGGTACTACAACAGTAGACGGTTACATGGCCAACCAGAATGAGGCTACGTGGTCAGACGCGGTTACTGGTAATGGCGATCAGAATAGCGGAACAGATACAGCCGAAGCATACATCTTAATTTTTAGATCAGGTGGCGGAAGCAATCAATGCCGCCGCTCTAGGTTTGGTTT